GCCAAGCATGTACTGTACTTTTAGCATTGAAATCGTAATACGGAATGTGATAGTCAAAATTAAAAGTATCAACAATGTGTGCATCTGCATCAACTACGTAGAACATATCAGTCTCGCATAGTTTTGCCGCTTCAATATGTGCCTGATGAATACCGTCGACATCCTTAATACGATATACATTATTTACTGGACAATTTAACTTGGCATAATTTGCATCGGCAAATGGTTCATGGTAAGAAATAAATGCAACATCGTATGGTCTAGGAAAACTTGCAACAACATCTATTTCTTTTTTCTTTGTAAAAAATCTGTAATCCCATTCACGCTGTAATATACGTGCGTTCTTAGGGAAGATACAAATACCGTCGTAGTATTCACCGTTTTTAAAAACATGTATGTATTCTTTGTCCCACTCAGAGACTTGATAGTTAAAGTCAAAGTCAGTGACCATTAAATGATCCCAAACTACCCAGAACATTTTTGTAAATGCCTTGCTCTTTACTTCTTCAAAAGTTTTTACGTTTTCTAATTTCTGTGCGTTAGGATATTTTTGTTTGAATGATAGCCAAACACCGTCGAGGATTAGTCCCTTGCTGACTAGAAAAATATCATACATTGTCTGGCATTCTATAATAGGTTAGACCAAGGTTAATTGTTTCTTCGTAAAGATCCAGCGTGTACTTACTTTGTGTTGCATCTAACCAAGGCCAATCAAGTCCTAATTGATGTTTAATTTTTACACCTAAGTCTTGTGCATCTTCTTTTACAAATGTATGATTAACATTTTTTTCATAAATGCTATGCAATATATCAAAGTCTCGAACATCAATGTAGTTCCAGTCTGTGCAGTTGGTCATCCATGTGCCCATACGTGCGCCAAGAATTGCATACATACCATTTTCTTCATGTGCGCCAACTGTAGACCACATACGCAGTCTATGAATATTGTGCCACCAAATGCGTTCTTTAATTTCCTGAGGCGGAACCTTAACACCGTCAAGCAAGGTCATCTTCACACCTTCTCGAAATCCTGCACGCCATGCTTGAAATGGACTACCAGTAATGATACTATCGCTATAAATGCGTGGAAAGTTTTTGTAGCCGTCTTCCCAACAAAAGTCGACCTGGCCGCGATCGCTGTCGCTGTTTTCATGTGTACGCATATTGAGGACAAAATCTTTCTTCCAGATCTTTAATCCACCATTGCCGTATCGTAATCCGTTAATGACATTTCGGCCACACCAGCCGTAGACCTGAACTGTTGGATCTGTCATATCTAATTCTAAATTAAAGAATTCTGGATCAACAATGTTATCAGCATCAACTGTAATAAACCATTCTGTTTCTGATAATTCGGCCGCAGCTTTGTGTGCGTGATCACTTCCCTTGACACCGTGTACACGTTTTGCCCAAGGCACTTTATTGCACAGGTCTGCATAATTTAGATCTGCGTTAGGTTCGTCGTAGCTTAAAAATACTACATCAAATTCGATTACTTTCATTTATACTCAATTACGTAATTTTTGAATAATCGTCTTGTGTATACGCTGAACTTATTTGGAACATCCAAATTGTCGACAGTTACAGCTTTACCCACAAGATCAGATATCTTCAATGATAACATATTATACAGGATATTTGGGTCGTTGTAATCCGTTATTAGAAAGTTCATTACCGTTTCGCCGTCCCAATTAATTTTTCTGGCACCGTTAAACTCTTCCGAAAGTGAAAATGTCAACGAGAGATTAGAGTAGGTAAGGATAACATCGGGTTTTTCAAATTCTGCGTATTCAGTACTAATAATTCTATGTAACACATCGTCGATTTTGAACACACTCTTAGTTTCGGTAATTTCCATTACGTTATTTTGCATGTCAACAACACAAGAGCTAATTCGTATCTTACCTTCAATTATCAATTCAGCAGTTTCTGAATCAATTACTAATTTACAAGGCTCATTATCAAATGCGTGAGAAGGGCCAACACTAATAACTTGCCCTGTTAGATTATCATACACTGCAACATAGACTGTTTCTTCGATTTTAAATTCAGTAATCCATGTGTTGAAATCTGTTAAGGTCTCCATGCGATATCCTCTAATATATGCACTAATTCAGTTGTCATTTTTTCTTTTTCAACATAATGAATAATATCGTGTTGCTGGTAATTCCCAATCTTAACTTGGCCTTCAGTATTCAAATATAAGCCGACATGATTACTCCAACTGTCAGCAGGCCATGGCCAATTCTGTACCATTGGTTTCATGTGTACAACTCTAGGAAATTCTAGTTCATAAGCAATCTCATCAGTGATATCTAAAATTTTTGCACTAAGGGCAAATGCTTCGTCTGTTCCCAGGACCTTGGGTTTATGCTCTGTTAAAAAGTAATTTGAATATTCAATAGGATTTTTTATAATCGATCTACCCAACGTAAAAAACTCTTTGGCCAAATCTGATTTTCGTTTAAAGAAAGTATAGAAACTATACAAGTTAGGTAGATTATTTTTTGTAAATGTTCTGCGATAGTAATCATCCGTAACTATCTCGCCTCTATAAGTGTAGGCCTTGTTAGCAACATACAAGTCAGAGTTTTCAATAAAGTATTCTGCCCAATGACTGTAATCTCTTGTAAACAGCATATCTGCATCTAAACATACTGTGTTCTCAAACGGCGACAGCTCATCCATCCAGCTGCGGCCATCCCAAAATATTTCTTGGTCCCAAGGAATTACGTGGTCAAACACCCACACTGACTTGAAGTTATCTAGCGCACTTGGATCGTCGATTACTAATGCAACTTGGTCGTATCCTTCCTTTTGAGTATTCTTAATACTTAAAGCTAGTGCATACGCAAGTTTAAGGTAATCTGTTTTTTCGTGTGTTGCAACAAATATCAAATAACCAAATTTCATAGTAACTCCAGTAACTCGGGTGCATGTCGAACAACGCTTTGCTTGTTCATAATATGAATATCTTGATTCTTAAATGCAGTAGCACAATAATTTGAGTTCAAATGCGTAGAAACTAAGAATGTAAGTTTGCCGTCTTTGTCAACAGAATGAAGTATATCCTTATCAATTGCAGTTAATACAGGGGGCAATGACATTTCTAAATCTGTTTCAAACCCTCCTAGTATATGCTTGGCAACACTGAACGAAATGTCATTACGGTATTGTCTAGCATCAAATCTAAAAAGATCTGCATAATATTCGTAGTTGTCTTTTACGTAAGTAACCATATCAAAGAACGATTTACTTCTTTCATTTTTTGTAAAGATTACAGTAGTAGCCCAATATAAGTGAACACCGGTATCTGAAATATATCGGTCGTGATAACCAACTCGTTCAGAACCTACAATATCATTAATTGCACTAGAAATTAGAATGTCTTCCTCGACATTAAAATATTCAGTTAGGCGATCTGAAAAAATGAAATAGTCACAATCTAATAACAAAGTTCGATCATACGGAGTTACTGACCAAGCAGACGATCTATTGGCATTAACGAATGGAACTGTTTTTGTATTTTCAACACCGTCGTGAAGTTTGCGTGTATTACCTGTAACTGGTTTTTCAACCGTTATAATATTTTCAAACACCTCATTGGCTTTGTTGTAAATTCCAGATTGCTTCATCCATTCGATTGTCGTAATATCACTAACTAGAGATACTGGAATATTAAGATGCTTCTTAGCAAGTCCGCCTGAGATGATTGCCATTAACGCATAATCAACATCTCTGTTGTTATGGGCAAAAAGTAATGCTCCAATTTTCATAGGTCGATTATCTTATCTACAGATCTTGATTTTTTCAATTTCTGATATTCTGTAAAATATTCAAGTGTGGAAGTATAATACCTATCCAGTATTTCGTCACGAAACTCTGATAAGTTATCAATTAAGATAGGATTTTCGTTTGCATCAAGAAGTGGAACTCCTTGTGTTCTACCTTGATCGAGCAACATTTGTACAAATGTTATTAGACCGCGATCAATTTTAAAGATGCCGCCGTTATGCCCGTAGGTTAACTTTGCATCAATTTTTTCTTTAAGGGTTTTTCTTTGGATCGCAAAAGCCTGGCGATAGTTGGCAAACTCTAGGGCTTTTTTAAGTTGGTCGTCCATTTGTTCTCCTGATTAACATAGCAGTTTATTTATTGCCCATGTTAATCAGAGAGATTATTAAGTGGTTATAGGACCAATAGTTACAGTAGGATTTTGAATTACAAAAGATCCAGCCGATGCTGGTACTAGTGTTCCTGTTGCAGTTAGGATAGAAACATTTAAGTTAAATGTGCCGTCGACATAGTCAGGACCACCAGCAATGCCAGTGTGATCGTCATTCCATTCTACATAAAACTCAAGTGTGCTTGCAGTCCCAGAACTGTTATCTACTACTCCTGGAGTTCTTGCGGAGATCCTATATGCGTTGCTCGAATAAGGAGACGACGAGGAAGTTGAATACCAAACGCTAAATGTATCAGTACAACGATAAAAATTTGTATTATCGTTTGGATCAATACCTGAATTTGGCTGTGAGGCACTAAATGTTCTTGTTCCGGCCGCGGCTAATAGATTTCGCCATGCAGTATTTTGTGGAATACTAGATCCGCCAGTCTGCGAAGCAAGCAATCGAATTTGTCCGCCACTGTTAAAAAAGTATCTAGCTTGGGTGGCGTTGGCAAACGACACAGTAACAGTGCATTTGATTTTAGAATTCCAAGTTGACCCGTATGGGCCTGGCCAGGTTTGCGAACCAGTACCCATATTAGTAGTGTAAGATTGTGTACCAGACACTGTTAATCGATTGGCTACAATCGTATCGGCCCAAGCGTCATATTGTGCCACAGGTGCATCAGTTGTAGAAGGTCCAAATGAACCACTAAATCTAATAGTATTCCCTTCGGCAACTGCTCCTAGTGTAGGAGTAGATCCGGTAATATGTTTATAGGCATTGATAATATCATACCCTAAGTTGGTCCACTCGTTAACTGTAACTTTACTACTAACAGATACAGCAGAACTTACAATAGTTTGTCCCCATCCCGAGTTACCCGAGCCTGTACCAAGTACTCCTACTAGCTTATTTCGGACTGTATTATATTCTGATTGACTAATTTTATCGTTAACGGGCATTATTTTACTTTATATATGATCTATATTTACGTTATCAAGATGCAGTAATAGACGAAAGCGAATATGAAGGACTTGTAATTGAAAAACTTCCGCTTGGCTGTAATACGCCCGATGCTTTAAACTCGTCAACTGTAAATGTTAAAGTTCCGTTAACTGTATCTCCCGGAGCAGGAGCACCTAGATCTACATAATCGTCTCGGAGAGTAATTCGAATTGTTACTACTGTTGCAGTTCCCGACGAATTGTCTGCTACATTACACTTAGCTGCCAATTCAAAATAGTTAGCCGAATACGGAGTACTTGACGATAGTAGGTAAAATACGTTGTCAGTATATGAATTAGTAAGTGTATAGAAATTACTTTGGGTAGGAACTTCTGCTCCAAAACTCTGGGTCCCTACAGCAGTTAGCAAATTGGTCCACGCATTGTTTTGAGACGATGCAGTACCACCAGTTCGCGATGTTGTTATTCTAATTTTCCCGCCACTATTAAAAAAGTAACGAGCTTCGTTTGCAGATCCAAATGTAAGAGTTAATTCTGATCTGGCTTGTGTTCCCCAAGAGCTAGTATAAGTTTGGGTGGCCTTCGAGGATAGAACCGACTGTCCGCCACCAATTGCAAATCTTTCTAATATTGCTTGTTCAATTAATGTGTCGTAATTTGTGTTTGGATGGCCAGCACCTAAACGAATAGGTGCGTTTGCTGTAAGGGTAGCAATTGCCGGCAACTCTCCGTCTTGATGCAACTTAATATTAAGAATATCATAACGTAGTGCATCCCATTGAGCTTTAGTAATTGTATTACCTTGAGATACTGCTGTACTTTGTATTGTCTGGCCGTACCCTCGTGTAGACGAGCCTGTTCCTAATATAGAAACAACTTTGTCTCGGATTGTGTTATAGTCTACCGCAGTGACTTGTGGACTATCTGCCATATTATAATACCAAAGCTTCGATTACTTTTACGCCTTCGTCATCGTTGCTTTCTAAGGCAACTGCAAAGACTCCGCTTGCATGTGGCACTGCCATCATTGCACATCCATCATTTGCCGCAATCAGGTCTTCGCCTTTCTTAATACGGCCAATTACTTTAACTGGTACACGACCCTTAAGGGCAATGTAAGTGCCGCCTTCTAGGTCTTTATTCATCATAAACGCAGGATTAGTAGATACTACACCAATAGCACGTTTACCCCAGGCGCTTGCAGTAACTTCTGCTTCGCCACCGATCATAACAACAGTGCCCGGTTCGTATTCTTTATCTGCTAGATACTTTTCTGCTAAGTCGGCATATCTTGCTGCGGTTGCTGTACCTTGGAATAATACTGCATATAAATCACCGCTCGAATCTCTAGCTGCTACAGTATTAGCCGTTGCTGTTGTAGCAGTTGATCGATAAACTCCACTAACAACTAACTGGTCAGCTTTATCTGCTATTCCAATAAATTGTGTTGCAGTAATGTTACCATCAGTATCTCTAACTGGAATACTTGCTTTGTTGATTCCTACCGGTAAATCAATTGACGGATTGTATTCTGTTAATTTGTTAGCGTTAGTTGCAGTACCAGTTAAGTTACCTTCTACTGATCCTACTAAGTTTCCTCTAATCGACGCACCAGCATAACCAATTTCTTTAGTAGTTGCGTTAATCATTACTGTAGTATCAGTTGCTCTAACATTACCAGTATGAACGCCTGTAAGATTACCAGTAACGTTACCTGTTAGATTAGAAATAACTTCTACAGCATAGATATTGTTCCAACGAGCTCCGGATGTACCGATGTTGTATGTATCTTCAACTCCAGGTAATACTCCGGTGCTGCTTATAATAAACACATCTCTTTCGTCTGTTGTTTCAGTGACTGAAATTCTAAAAGTAATATCATTACCTAAACGATTCTCAATAATAACATCGTCACTATTTTCAACACGGATTCTTAAATCGTTTGTATCACCAATTTGGATACCAGGATCTTTGAAACCAATTTCAGTATCAAATACAATGCTGCCTTTCTGCACAAAGTTAGATGCTTCAATGCCGCCTAATCTTGCAGAGTTGCTTGCTGTTCCCCAGTAGGTATAATCATCAGTTGATACACCAACGGTATTAGTTTTAGCTAACGTAAATCCTTTCTTGATCGCTGTGAAATCTTCAATTGGATTAACTGAACTATTAAGTGTGAATGCTGTCTGGCTTACGATGCCAACAACTTTACCACCTGCTTGTAATTTTACTACAGTGTGATTGTTGTTTAATGTATCTTTAACAACGGAAGCAGTAACAGCACTTGCTCCTAAATCTGGACTTGCTTCTGGTCCTACTAAAATATATTCAGTTCCGGTCCAAGCATATAGTTGTTTGGCAGAAGTGTCCCACCAAAAGTCACCAGTTGACAATCCCGACGGAGCAGTTGCAGCAACTTCTGCACCTGTTGTTGTGCGCCATTTAGCGCCATCCCAAAACTTTAAACGCTTGATAGTAGACGTTGCATCATACCAAATCTGTCCAGATACTGGCTTTGATGGGGAGCTAGTATTAGCGAAATTTTCCAACAAATGTAAGAAATTTTCGTTCTGAACTTCACCGTAACCAGCATAGTTCTTGCCCACAAAACGTAAATCTGTGGTTGTGTCAATTGTGCCATCTTCTACTGATGTTAGGAAAGTTCCATTATATCTATCTACTTGGTATGCCATTATTTGCTCCGTTCTTCTATTTATTTGTTTTAAACAACATGTGCCGCTGCGGCTTCACGTTGTCTTTCTAATTCTAGGTATTGTTCTTCTGTTAATGAAGTTGTAATTCCTAATGCTTTTTGTCTAATATGTCTTAATACTTTCCAATCTGTGCTATTTAGAATCTCTCGCTGTTGAGCATTTAACACATCTGTGTTCTTTTGTTCTAAAATCGAAGAATCAACTGGAATCACTTGTTTTGAATTAACATCAAAAACATGGCTCTGTGACATTATTTGTTGATATTGTTCTGCGGTGATTGTAACTAAAGATACAGAAGTAGGAACCGATGGCTCGTAACCTAGAATATTAATTACTTTATTATTTTCTATACATACGTAATACATTATATTAACTCCATACAGCTAGCCAATTGGCCGCTGGTGTTGAACGCTGTTCAGTGTTTTGCACTCTTACACGAATTCTATCGCTTAGATATTCATAAGTATTCATTAACGAATCGTCTCCGTTAACTCCGCCTGCAAAATGAATAACATGTATTGACGGAATAAACGCTACTATATTTGCCATAGTTCGGCCACTCGGCGGAAATACGTCAAAAAAGTTGTAACTATAATTAAAACTACCTACTTGATTTGTAAATCCATTAGTGCTATAAGATGCACCAGACTGAATTACATAGTTTGTCGAAACTGTAATGTTTGCAGATCCGTCAAATGCAACACCGTTAATAGTTCTTGCTGTTGCTAAACGAGTAGCAGTAGTAGCGTTACCTGATAGTGATGCAGTGATAGTTCCTGCACTAAAGTTTCCACTTGAATCTCTAGCAACTAGTTTATTAGCAGTATTTGTTGTAGCTGCTTCGACTGCAATTGTTACTGGAGTTAAGGTATCGTAAAATGCCACATCTCCTGTAGTACTAGTGTTGGTTAGTTTAATGTAACTACCTTCAGTGAGTCTTTCAAACGCCAATATTTCCCAAGCCAGTGTATTGCCGGTCTTCGATTTTAAAACATAATTGTTAGCACCAACTGGCAATAATGCCGTAGTACCTGATGCAGTCTGGTAAGGAATAGATCCCTGACCTCCACCAGCAATGTTAGTAGCTGTGGTTGCAAGAGTTGCAGTATCAGCATTACCAACTAGATTAGCAGCATAGATATTGTTAAATGAGTATCCAGGAATACCTAAGTTAGTAACGGTGTCGCTAATAACTGCTGGGGCATTTGGGCCACCTAACGATAATGCAACTGCGGAGTTAACAAACGACAAGTCAGGACCAGTGTTACCAAGATCAAAATTCAATCTTCCAATAGAAGAACGAACTGTAGGAATTCCTAAGTCGACCAACATAGATAGTTGATCACCAGAACCTACTCGTATTCCTAAATCGGCAACTTGTAAGGTTGATAAGGTACCAACTGTCTGCAAACTAGAGTTTATAACAGTGTCTTTGATAGTTGTACCGGTTAGTGTATTCGCGGCTGCTGGAACTATAATATTATCTGTTCCATCAAATGATACGCCGTTGATTGTTCTAGTAGTTTCTAGCTTAGTTGCCGAAAACGCATTCCCTGACAAACTGGCACCAACAAATCGTTCAGCAGTAACTACATTAAAATTACTAACACCCGACGAAACATTAACGTTTCCAGATACATCTCCGATTAAATTGGCTGTGATTGTACCTGCACTAAATCCGCCTTCGCTGTTTCTAGCAACTACTTTGCCGATTGAGTTTGCTGACGATGCATCTACTGCCCAACTTTGTTCAGATGATCCATCAAAGTCACTGCCAACTAAGTATGCACCTCTGACCAATTTATTTGTTGTAGAGGATTTGATCGTAACGTTTGTAGTACCGTCAAATGCTACACCGTTTATTGCTCTCGCAGTTTCTAATTTACTGCTACTAGCAGCGTTTCCTGCCAACGATCCTTGAATGCTAGACAGCGTTGAAATATTAACACCTGCCACAAGATTGTTAAATCCTGCAACTGCATTACTAGGGTTAATTGTAAATGCAATCGATGTACATATCCCGATTACACTGTCGTTAACAGTTAATAAAATTACCGGTCTAGTATTGTTGTCCGAATCTAATAGTGTTGTTGTTCTTGCTCTTGTAATGCCAAAATTTTCAGCAGTTTCTGGACCAACAAACGTCCAGTCAATCCCGTTAAAAATATGTAGAGTGTTGATAGGTGTTTTAAACCACAACGCACCGACTGCTGGAGTTTCCGGAGCAGTCGGCGATAATGTTGCTGCACCAATAGAAACCCACGAAGTGCCATTGTAGACAAAGGTTAAACTTGATTCGCTGTTATACCAAATCTGACCTTTAAGAGGTCGTGTTGGTGGATTGTTATTGGCAAAATTTTCTAATAGAAAAACAAAGTTTTCGTTTTGGGTTTCTCCATAGCCAACATAGTTCCTGCCTACTAGCCCAATGCTAGTAGAAGTATCTAGTGTGCCGTCATCCAAAACTACTAGTTCGGTGCCGTTGTAATGATTAATTGTATACGCCATTTATAATTCGCTCCTGACTCGATTACGGTGGTAAAACTGTATCTGAAACCCATGTCCATGCACCTGCAAGGATTTGGAATTCTTTAATAATTCTTGTTGTTGAAATACTTGGAGACGACACAGTAGCTAATGACACAGCAACGTTAGTAACTGCGGGCGCTGTTCCGCTAGGAGTATTAAAAGTTGCGGTACTTTGATTAATCAACGGGTTAATGTCTAGTGTAGTTGCAGAGTTACTCAACAATGTACATAAAATTCTAGCAATTGTGCCGTTTCTATATTCTGCAATAGGAGCAATATTATTAAGAACGTTGGTAACAATATATCCGTTTGTTTTTCCGTCTGACAAATCCATGCTCAAAACAATTGATCTTGTCTCAACTGTGTTATCAACATATTCTTTAGTTGATGCATCTTGAGGATCAGTAGGATCTAATAGACCTGTAATTTTAGGATTGCCAATTAATGCAACGTTACCTGTTCCGTCTGGTTCTAATTCTAAATCTAAATTAGACGATAGAGTTAATATTCTATTGTTTTCTAATCTTAAATATGCTGGATCAGATACAAGTCCAGGACCTACGTTAACAACTGTTTGTTTACCAAACGAGCTAACGCCAGGAATACTAGTAATACTTGATCCTAAAGATGTACCGTTAATAACAGTAACACCATTAATCTTAAATTCTTTACCGTATGCTAGGTTAATGTGTTCTGAACTATTCCATGCTGTGCTGGAAGCTGTCCACACTAAATTCTTATCACCAGAAGTACCAGTAATAGTAATTGGTCCTACTGTTTGAGTTTTGCTAACTTCCCAAGTACTTCCGTTGCCAACACCACTAATATTTTTAGTAATATATGTGTCATCTTCAATGCCAGTGCCTGACAATTTCATCCAAGCATACATTGTGCCTGATGACAAAGTACCAACAGTTAATGTTGTACCGGCTATAGAAGATCCAGTCATTACTGCTGTTTGTACAGTTCCTTTTAAACTAATACCGCCGCCGTCTGCATAATCATCTGACGGTGTTCCGGACTTAGCTAATTCGATATTTTTATCTTCAACCGAGATAGTCGATGTGTTAACAGTAGTAGTTTCACCGTTTACTGTTAGGTTACCAGAAACTGTCAAGTCTCCGCCTACAGTTACAAGACTGTCAGTATACCCTGGATAAATGTCAACTGCTCTAGTAGAGGATGAAATTATTAACGCATTTTCCTGTACAATACCTTTTCTTACGTTTAAGGTCAAGTCCTTGTCAGTTGATGCGTTTGATAGAAATACGTTACCGTCTGTTACGGTTAAGTTTGCCTGACCAGCTGAACCTACAACAATACCAAAGTCTGTTGTAATTCGTAACTGGCCGTTGATAGCATTCGATGTGTCTTTACGTACATAGGTCGTTGCTACTGCTCCGCCTAGCTGTTCAGCATTAGTAGCCGTTACATTGAATTTAAATCCTTCAAGATTACCTGCATTAAAACCAATACCAATGTTACCAGTAAATCCGGGAATTGCATTCTTAGGAGTAAAATTATCTTTAGAGAATATACCTAACAAAATACCGTTGTTGTAAAGATATGTTACAACACGAGTCTGGTTCAATGTATCTAAAATGCTAGTAACTTTTAAACCACTAAGGCCCTGACTAACTGAATAAGACGGTCCTAACAAAATAGTTGTTGTTCCGTCAAAGAAATATAATTGCTTGTCGACGTCATTAAACCATAAGTCGCCAACTCCTAGTGTTCCAGGTTGTGTGTTAGCAATAGTTGCCGAACTCACTGGTAGGAACTCAGTTCCGCTATAAACTTTTAACTTTGATTCACTTGCATCGAACCAAATCTGTCCTCTAATAGGATGTGTCGGTCTTGCAGTACTGGCAAAATTTTCCAGCATCTTAATAAAATTCTCATTAAGTGCCTCACCGAACCCACTGTAATTTTTACCAATTAAAGTAATGTCAGTACTCAGTTGGTCTACTTGGCCGTCTGCCACTGTAGATACAATTGTTCCGTCTGTTTTATTAATCTGATATGCCATTTTGCTAACCTAATTATGTTGTTGTTGTAAACTCTGGAGGACCTGATCTAATAATGTAATTAATTGTTAGATAAGGATTCATGATACCGACTGCATTACCTAATGTAAAGCTAGGGTCTGGTTTCTTAATTCCACCTGAAGTATTAAGGTATTGTGTTTGCCCAGGAGCAGTAGGGCCAAGGCCTGTAGTTGCTGGCGGGTTAATCGCAGTATCAACTCTAACAACAGAGTATTGAATTCCGTCATTTTCTAAACTGTGATCGTGATCTGGTAAGTTACCCAATGTTAGAGACACAGAGCTCTGACCGGCATCACCGCCGAGGATGTCTGCTTTTGTGTCAGGCACACGGTCAACGTTGCCGCCGCCTGCATCAACATAACCGCCCAAAGTTGTCGGAACAGTTGAATTGTTATCCATGTTGTCTTTGCCCAAAGGAAATCTTCCTCTAAGGTCTGGCAATCTGTAAGTATTAACTCCTGATAACGCAGTTGTACCGTTGTATGTAGTACCAATTACATCGTATAACGCCTGATACTTTGTTTTTTCTTGTTCTGAACCGTCACAAAATAGGAAACCATAAGGAGCAGTTGACCCTGCATACGGCAAGATAGCTCCGATCGGAATTCCCAAGTCTGCAATAAACGCATCTCTAGTTTGTTTTAATAGTCCAGACGATGCACCAACTTCGGCACTGGCTCTGTATGTTAAAACATAATCATTCTTTTTCGATACGTTAGGAAATGGTTCTGTCTTTCCTTTAATAATGTTAGCTGTTAGTTCTGTATTAAAGATCTTTGTATAACTGCCGACTTGACCGTCGAACTGAACGGTAGGACTAACAACGTCGCCGCTCAATTGGAATGTTGTTACATTCTTTAAGTTAGTGGCAGTGTTTGCATTACCGTTAATATTTCCGTTTAATACACCTTCGATTGTGTCAGCGATAAGTGTCTTAGCTCTAACTGTTTTCCAACGCTTGGATGCAGTTCCATTATCGTACAGGTCTGTAGTTTTAGGTTGCAGATTGCCAAGGATAGTAGTACCAGTTACAGATAAATCTGTCCCTACAAGTAAATTCTTTGTAATAGATACGCCACCAGCTGTTCTGATACTACCGTTATTTAGGTTAGTACTTTCAGTTGTGTTTGTAACAATCAAAGATCCATTAGTTAAAATGTTACCGTCAACGTCCAATGACTCTTCCGGGCTAGGGTTGTTAATACCTACCTTATTATCAAGTACTCGAAGAATTGTGCTAGGAATACCATTGCGGTTAATTTGTAAATCTAAGCTGCTACCAGCAGCACTATTATAAATTTTTGCAGCAGTACTAGTATTTGAAATATTAAATGTGCCGTCTACGCCTAGAGTAATACCGCTATTACTTCTTACGTTAAGACCGTATTCAGTAGTATTAACTGTGTCTGATCTTAAAAACTTGCCGGCAGCAACTTCGAGTCCCGATACGTTTAGCGCATCTGCATTCTGTGCAGTGCCGTATAATTTTGGAAGATAGCCGCCGATAAAATCAGCTACTGCACTTGAGTTCGACGGAACGTTAATGTTTATACCAGACCTAATAGGAACTGGACGTTCTGTGCTTGACTCAAACCCAGGTATAATTACCTTAGGTGTAAAACTGTCCTTACTGAAAATAACAACTGGAATATCTGCTACGTAGAATACTAAAATAGAACGCTCAGTGTTATCACTGTCAGCTACTCTTTCAACTGCTGGGCCGTAACGCAGGCCGTCAACTGAGCTTTCAGTTGGTCCTACTAAAATCCAACGTGTTCCAGAAAAGATACGTAATTGCTGATTAGTAGTATCAACCCATAACTCGCCAACTTTGGCAGTTTCAGTTGCGGGCTCTGTTGGACTCTTTTGAATGTTACTAGCTGCTTTCCAATTAGTACTATCCCAGATCTTTAAAAATCCGTTAGAGGTATCGTACCATAATTGACCTTCAACAGGGTTTGCTGGAGGATTCTCTTCGTCTCTGGCAAAATTCTCTAATAGATGTAAAAAGTTTTCGGCAATAATTTGTCCGTAGCCAGTAACGTTACGGCCAGGGAATGTTAAACTTGTATCTGTACTAGAAGTATTGTCAAAAACTGTAATTGGGCTTTTGTTTTGTTTGTCGGTGAAATTTACAATATATGGCATTTATTAAACCTCTGTGAAACCAGTTAAGCTCTGTACACGGATCGTATAATCAATTTGTAAAAGTCTGTTCAACGACTTTTGCACAGGGTGAAAAATTACGTGGGTTAACAATTTGCCTTCGCCGTCTGGATTGTAGCTTTTAAGACCTAATTCATCAAATACAAAGTTACCGCTTAGGTCAACACTGTTGTCAAATGCTTCTTGATCTAAGGGCTCGCCGTAGTCTAGTAAACAAGTAATTAGAATGTCGCTATAAGTAGCACCACTGATGTGACGGATTTCCATCTTGTTACGAACAGGGTCTGTATTTTCAATAGCGTTTTGATCCACTACTTTGTTGTATGTCTGATTATACAAACTAGTATTAACTCCAACAGTATTCGGAGTCAAATATGTAATCAACCCAGTTGGATCGACAGTGGTTCCGCCGGTACCAAACACCATTTGATGAATAGTGCCCTGACCTTGGTTACTTAAACTGTTCACCATTGCAACTGACATATTTTCATAGTGGATAGCATTTCGCTTATCCTGGAAAACTTCGCCACTCTCTGGGTCAAAAATCTTAATATGACCTTCGAATGAAAACCCACCCACTTCGTTAGGGCGGGGGTTGTGCGTGTTTTGATCTGTAATTTCTGGCATTTTAGTCTCTTTTGATTCTATAGTATATTTATTCGGGCAATTTAGTTGTTCTCTGCGCAATGAAATTAGCAATAGAAGTTTCGTTCTTTAAGAGCGTAACCCCGTTGCTGGCGGTTGTATCGCCTCTTTCATACCAAATCTTACCAGTTCTAGTAATTACAGAGATGCGTGTTCCTGCTGGCAATGCACTAGTTAATCTGATATATGCAGACGTTCCGTCAACACTAAATTCAGCTTCTAAAGTAACATCGGCAGTTGGACTAGATGCTCCGAGCGATTCGCTGTAAACATCAACTGGTGCCTTACGTAGTCGGCGGCCTGCTGCAAATACTTCAGCTTGGTCGCAACGTCCAAATCCTTCAGGGATTGTAGTAGTTGCCCAATCTTCAGTAGATTTTGCCGGCACAAACGATAGAGGACCAATTAGCAATGAGCTTCCGTCACTGTAGAAATCTTCACGGTCCTGTGTTTCGCTGTAAGGCAACGACTCACGAACGCTTGAATCAACTACATAACTTCCTGCGGAATAAACTACACCGATTGATGTACCAAAACTTCCTCTTCTCAATTGTGACAATACATTACCAGTCTTTGCCATATATTCAATCTTTTCACCGTTAATAAACACAGTGCCTGGAATATTTCTAGAAGAAATTGGAGTAAACAGATTCGATGCATCAGATACATAAATTTGTTGATCGTAGTAATTTAAATCCTGGGCTAGAGTAACTTCGCCTTGTGCAAAACGCTTAAAGTGGTAGACGTTTAACATGTCCTTGTGGATTTCAAAAGCACTAGGTAATGTATACACATCTTCGCCAAACAAGACAATTTTAATCTTATCATTAGAAGTTGTTCCAGCAGTCAAGTAGATAACATTTGAAGGAAGGACTACACGATAATCAACATCGGCAGTTAATCTTACGCCGTTCTTATATACCCAAACATAGCTAACGTTTAACGGAGAATGAGCTAGTTTGTACTTAACCTTTCCTCCGACAAACTCGTCGGATACTAACTTCATAGATGGATATTCACTGAACCAAGTAACAGTGATATCAGCATCTGCTGGTATAGTAACGGTTGGGGAAATGACTACATTATCTCCAACAATCTCATACTCAGTTCTAAAGTTAGTTTCAATCTTGATAATGTCGCCTTCTGTTAAAACTGATTCTTCAATAGATATCAATTTTGAAGTACCGTCGTAGACATAATCTTGAATGAATGTTTTCAATTCGTCGTTAACAAACACTCGGATGTTGCTTGTTAAAATCGCACCAGCTGATTCACTCGGATCTATACCCAATGTAAAGTCATTTACCACACCATCATAAACAATGTAAGTAGTATCGACACCAGTTAAAGCAGTGCCATTAACTTCAACAACCATAGACGATAATGCTGAGGTTCCTGCCAAATTAATGAAATTATCTAAGTCGTAGCTTCGTGTGCTTCCGTCATAGACAAATGACTGTCTGTTAACTCTAACAATTGGCAATCCTGAAGAATCTACATCAGAACTTGCACCCATACATACAATCTTAATAACAGAGTTGAGTGATGGCTTAGTACCGAACTGTACCATAGTTTTATTTGTAACATCTGCTACATCGGTGCTGTTAATAAATCCAACGTCTTGGTATATTCCGTTAACTGTTACAAATATTGTAGATGTGTCTATGTAATTTGCTTGAGTTAAGAATAAGTTAGTCTCGCCGTCTGCTAAGAATTCCTGATAATCTAGTAGCTCAACACCACCCATACCGATTGCAATCAACTCAATTGTTGATCCTGCGGCAGGTGCTGTAACGAACTCAACTGTATTGTTGATGAAGTTTAAAGAATAATCATCAGCACCGCTACCTAATACTCTCTTAACTTTATCAACATATACCATTACTGCTGAAGTTTCGAGTACAGTTAATCCAATGTCGTAAATTTTAGTAGAGCCTGTTGCAGTCTTAATAGTAGTTTGTAAAGGAGCAGCACCTGAAATAGAACTGTTGAATACCTTGATACTAACTCCGTCAAGTACTTGTCCTGGGACATTCTCTTCTGGAGCAGGTACTTGATCAGGATTAATAAACCCAGATCCGTCAATAACAATTTCTTCAGCAGTTGTACCACTTGCGGTAGCATAAGCTCCACTCATAGCACTCAGTGATCCACCGCTCAATTTAGTATCTAGCAAGTTAGGATCGTTAATAGTTACAGAACCGTCACTATCGATAGGACGGAAAATCAATATATCTCCTGCAACTGTATTAACATAACTGCCAATATCAACTACTGCTGTAGATCCGTCGCCTACGTAAGTTGGCATTTCTGCATGTGGATTAGTTGCTACTGAACTATCCCAAGATGAGGTATATGCAGGGTCGTCAATACGTAGAGGTGTTGATGTTCCGTCTCTCTTGAGATACACTGTGATTTGTTGGCCTTCTGTTGGAATAAATGGCAACGTTACATCTGTGGTAGAACCGTCACAAACTACATAGTGGTCTGCACTCGATTCGACACTATCCCAACTATCTGTAAACCAAGGAAGAGCATCCCAGCCTCCAGTTACATCAAAGGTTGTTCCTTGTATTTGCACACCACCAAAGTCAACACCGGTCATTAATTGGCCTAGTTCATCGCCCTTCATTCCGGATGTCGGACTATAGAATTTTTCAATTCGGTTTACAGCATCTAACAGGTCATCATTCTTTTCATAAGAAACTTCAATGATGTCGCCTGCTGCCGGTACTTCGGCAAATATTATCTTACCCTTTAATAATCCGTATGTATCAACTGACGACTTGTATAAACTAATAGAATATTCGTCCGATAACATAACTTGTTGATTCTTAAGAATACTAATCTTGCTCTTATCTCTTGTTGGAGCATAGCTTAATTCAAATGCCGCAGTTAATCCAGAAGCTGTAAATGTTTCAGATTGGGTGAACTCTTTATAAATGCCAGTAGTTGACAATCTGTCAAACTTCATCGACATGTTAAATGTTCTAACCTTGCTGTCTCCAATAATAGCTACAGCTTTAGCAGAATTAGATTCTGCACCGTTGCCACCAACCAATGAAACTGTAGGAGCACTAGTATAACCAGTACCACCATTAATAACTTTGACTGCAACTACCGATCCATTTGAAACGTAAGCCTGTGCAACAGCACCAGAACCATTACCAGTAATCAAGACCTTAGGAGGTTCAGTATAACCAATACCGCCAGTTGAAACTTCAATTGCAGTAATTGAGTATCCGTTATTATCAGCCCACCATTTCCACGGATATTGATTTATCTCGTCTCGTGTGTCGGTAACCGGAACAATTTTTCCATCAATTGTTGAGTAAAGCGGTGGCAAGTCAAAGTCGGCTACTGCTGCGCCAAATGGCTCAACAGTATCGTAACGACTTACATATTCGCGAACCGTTGTTCGGTAAGGCTTAACTTCATCAATATAACTTTGATAGCTTGTTAGGTTATCATTCTTATAGTTTAACGTTTGTTCTAACGAACCAATATTATGTGTTGCATTTAAGAAACTTGTCTTGAATGCCCAGTCAACATATTGTTGTTCTGCAAAAGCATATCTTACACTTGCAAAGAATAGTTTATTCCACTCTACTGCATATTCAGAAACAAATATATTCTCTTTGATTGCTCTTAAGATGTTTCTTAATTCCTTAGAATTTTCAATATCGTAAGATACGGTATCAAAAGACTGTGTGTTGTCATATCCAATACCAGTTGCAGAAGTATCATACAACGCACTTAGAAGTTTAATGGTTCCATTTTGTCTAGCAACCATTGTATAATTTTCTAAGAATGTAGGTTTGTTATCTGCAATTTTCTCAAAGACTGCCCAGCCGCCGTTAGCATATTCCTTAATGCGAATTAAATCACCAACTGAAATCTTAATAGCTGGTTCTTGAGAAACGTTTGTAATTTCTTTTACAATTCTTGAAACGATAGAGTATCCATCTTTCCACCAATCGGTGTATGACCAATATCTAGTAGTGTCAAACGCCTGTGACTGACTTCTAAAGAAGCCTCTGCGCACATCATCCCACGCATAGATGCTCCAGAAATTTCCTGCTGTAGAATCTGCTTCTACCAATACAGAAAACTGTCTTACTGAGGCAGTTGCTGATGTATATTTCTTACCGCGATAAACAACAGTAACGGAACTAATCTTACCTTGATTATCAATTGTTGCAACTGCCTTAGCTGCGGAACCTGTTCCTTCTATCACAACCGTAGGAACTACTTTGTATCCGAATCCCGGATCTACAATGTCAATAGTATCGATTTCACCATCAACAATGTTTACCTTTAGTTCGGCACGTTTTGTTCTTACTGTTCCAACAGTAATTAAATCAACTTCAGTATTAACTACTTGATCGTATACGTTTAATAAGAAGCTTGGAGCAGCATCAACTAGATTTAGATTAGTAAAATCAATTGTATCTGCAAATGGCTCTGTAGCTAATATATCATTAACTGTTGTTACTGCAATTTTAAGTGCTGATATTCTATCAACAAACATACTCTGTCTTGGTCTAAATGACAGGCCATACTTTTGTTTTGCAGGAAGTTTAGGATCCGGAACTCGATTACCGGCGGCATCTTGTCCGACTAAACTGTCAATCCATTTATTTTCTAATTGTAAAGTAGGCAAGCTATCTGCAACACCTTCAGTTAACAATTGGTATTCATTATGAATTGGATTTAATTTAACATCTTGTTTGTAATATTGAATATTCAATAGTGCAGTGTCAGACGACATAACCGATGTAAAGTTGTAAGCAAGCAATACATCACTGTCAACTAATGCAATAAATGCAACACCTACCCCTGCAGGGTTATTAATAGCTGACGACACTTCTGATGCTGACATCGAGCGGCCGATAACTCCAGTAGGAACTGTTACCTTGTTCTTTACCCAGTAGTAATACAATGTGCCAGTCGGGACGCCAGTCGACGGATTGTATAATTCTTTAATGGAATATACATCGTTGTTAGGATAAAGCGGTTGTCCAGAAATACCCTCTGCTAACCCTTCGTTTGTGTCAGCTAGTGCAGCCCACTCGTTTGGAAGTAGTAGAGACTCAACCCATTCATAAACGTCAATGCTTGCACCAGTTACTAATGTGTTCCAATTTCCTAGTTTATGTGTTAAACTGCCTTGCTCATAATGCTGCCACTTGGCAGTCGATACATCCCACCATAAAGTGCCAACGTTGCTTTCTGCCCATGCAGTATCCTGGTCGACTACTTGCTCGTCTGTTCCTAAGGAATATACAGCTGGGTCATAGATAGTTTTGAATTTAATTTCTTCTTCTGCAATATTAAGAATTTTTAACTTTGCATGATCTACAAAATCAATATCTTGAATCTTAACATTCTTTTCGTTGTCGTAAAGAGCAATGCTTCGAATCTTGTTAATATCAACTGATGGAGATTGTACAGAAATCACGTCCAATGAATTAACATCAGTTGATTTAGTAAACAATCTTACATTACCAATTTTTACAGTACCGTAAACAATATCGCCATCTTGAACAGTAGCCGATACAAAGTCCGGCGATCCTACTGCAATAGCGGTACTGCTACAGTCAACACTGTAACCAAATGATTCGTATGGTGACCAATTAGTTTCTAACTTTTCTGCTAGGAAGAACTGATCTGCTTTCTGCTCAAATACATAAACAGCACCAGCATACCCTTTAGCGTCTGAGAACTGTGTTTTACCTTGATCAAATGTTGATCCTAGTACAGTGTCGAAACGAGTGTGAGTAGCAAATGGAGTATTTTTTGCACCAATCGCAATACGTTCAGTATTGGCGCTGATAGAAACACTTTGTCCAAAATACTCGTCTGGGTATATCTCGAAGCTCTCAAGTTTTTGTGTTACTCGGTAGCTAGGATTAGAAGTGCTTGATGTTTTTAATACATAAGCAGAACCTTGATTTTGAGAATTAATATCAGCCTTAGGGCTGGTAATTACTAGTGTTGAACCGCTGTAATCAATATCTACTGCAAAACCAAATTGGTCTCCTGAGCTAATCAACGCAGTAATGTCGCTAATTGATGATAGCGATCCTGCTGCAATAGTTTGTTTTAATTCAAAGATGTTACTATCAGAACGCTTGTAAACAAATACCTTGCCAGAAGGTTCAAGAGTACTATCACCTACGTTGGTCCATGGGTCGCCAACAGGTTCGTCTCCAATAGAAACATACAATACTGTTGAATCCCAGTCTTCTGTATGGTCTCTTGGATCTATTAGTTTATGGTATACGTCTTGATACTTTACAACATCGCCTTCTGTGTACTCAACATCAGCTTGCCAGATGCCTTTATAATTTTCAAAATACTGTCCATCACTCTTCGGAGCTCCTACAACTAGGATACTACCAGACTGATCCATTGCAAGGCTAGTTCCAAATTGATCGCCTTCTTTAATCATTTCACCTAGTTGGTCAATAAGACCAGTAGATAATGTCGACCCGTCTACATCAACTGAAATAGTCTGAGGCAATGATACCTGTGACATCAAGTTCCACTCAGATCCGTCAAAGGTATAAAGATAAACTCTACCAGTTTCGTTTAACGATCCAATTGCCGATACAGCAAGGAAATAATTTGTATCAGTTTTTCCAACACTGATAGTTGACCCAAACAGTTCGTTATTGGCGGGTCTTGGACTAGTAAACGACTCGCTCAATGTCCATTGCTGATTTACATATTCATAGACTGAA